ATATTGTACAAGGTGCTGCTGAAGATGTTTCAGTACTACAAGTAAATAAATTCAATGACTTTCGTGTAGCACAAGATGTAGCGAGGCAAATTCAAGAACGTCTATCATTTGCGTTTTTACTCAACTCCGCAGTACAGAGACAAGCAGAGAGGGTAACCGCAGAAGAAATACGATTTGCAGCCCAAGAACTAGAGATGGCATTAGGTGGTGTTTACTCCGTGTTATCTCAGGAGTTTCAGGTTCCCTTGGTTAACCTCTTACTCAATCGTTTAGAACAACAAAAGAAGATGCCTAAGTTTCCTAAAGACTCTCTAAAACCACAGATTGTCACAGGCATCGAAGCATTAGGTCGAGGACAAGACCTTAACAAACTAGCGACATTCTTACAGTACTTGCAACCTTTGGGACCACAGGTATTGGGACAGGAGTTAAATGTCACTGATTATCTTGATCGTCTTGGGGCATCTCTTGGCATTGATACTAATGGGCTTATCAAATCCAAAGAACAAAAACAACAAGAGATGATGCAAGCACAACAAGCACAACAAGCTCAAATGCAATCTCAGATGATGAGTAAAATGGCAGAAGGTGCCGTGAGAAATCCTGAGATTGTTAAGCAAGTGAGCGAAAGTCTTCAACAGAATCAACAACAACAAGGACAATAATGCCAGAAGGTAAAGGTACGTATGGGAGTCAAAGAGGAAGACCACCCATGAAAAGACTAAGTGAAACAGATACTAAAGGATCTTTACTTAGTAAATTTAAAAACTTTATGTCTCTTAAGAATGTTAATAAACGTGTACAAGAGGCAGCAAAGACTCCATCTAGGGAACAAGTTAAACTTCAAGATTTTAAATCTGCATTTGCTAAAGCTAAAAAAGCAGGTAAAAAAACTTTTATGTTCCAGGGTAAGGAGTTCACTACTAAAACTAGAGATGAAGCAGTTAAAGCATTTCAGAGATTAATTTCTAAACATGGGTCATCTCCTGAACAGGTAGAAAAATCAGCTAGGGAAATACGAGTATCGCATGGTATTCCTCACCCTAAGAAAAACAAAAAGAAATCTAAATAAGGAAGAGTAAGAATGGTGGATGCAGTTCAAACTCACGATCCTGTAGAACACGATACTACTATTGAAGATGCAGAGCATGTGCAGGAGATGCTCGAAAAAGTAGATGGTGTTCAATCGTCAAACGATGATAGACCAGAGTGGTTACCTGAGAAGTTTGGTTCCCCTGAGGAACTAGCTCAGGCTTACCAAAACCTAGAGACAGAGTTTCACACTCGTAATCAAGATGAACCTCAAGAGTCTTCTGAGGGATCTGAAGAAGCACAATCGTATCAAGAAGGAGATGAGGTTACTGCGAGTAACGTAGACTCGTTCTTGGAAAACTACGGCCTAGACTATCAAAAGTTTGAGCAGGAGTTTAATGAAACTGGTGGACTCTCTGATGCAGCTTATCAAGCATTAGATGAAGCAGGGATACCATCAGAATTGGTAGATAACTATCTTGAAGGTCAACTAGCAATGGCTGAACAGATAGAGTCAAGTGTATATGACTCAGTTGGTGGTGAAGAGAACTATCAAGCGATGACAGAGTGGGCATCAGATAATTTAAATGAATACGAAGTAGATGCTTTTAATCACATGATAGAATCTGGAGACAACAACTTGGTCAACTTTGCCGTTCAAGGTTTAGCATCGAGGTTTATGCTAGAGAATCAAAGTACTGAACCTAACCTAATTTCAGGTAATGGAGGGCAATCTTTTGGTGGTCGTTATGAGTCCGTACAACAACTAACGTCTGCCATGAGTGACCCTCGGTATCATTCAGACCCTGCATACCGAAGGGAAGTAACAGATCGTCTTTCACGATCTAATATAATGTAACATTAAGCAAAATTATCCGTACTCAAGATATTAGACTTTGCCCCTTGCGAGGGAGAACCTAGTACGAACTCTTGTTTACCAGGATGTATGCACATGTGTACATACTTAACCATAAACAAGAAAGGTAATAATGCCTGATTTTCAAGATGCCACTGCGGAATATACGTCTATTCGTAGTGGTATAAAAAATATTGGGGGAGCATCTGCTCGTCAAGGTAGCGATCCCAGAGAACTATTTTTAAAATTGTACGCAGGTGAGGTTATGACTGCGTTCCAAACTAGGAACGTAATGATGCCTCTCGGTAGAGTAAGAACCATCTCAAAAGGTAAAGAAGCCCAGTTTATTATGACTGGTAAATATAGGGATGCTTCTTACCATACCCCTGGAAATCGTATTGCTCCTGATGCAAACGCTAGTCACTCAGAGAGACTCGTCACCATTGATGACCTCTTGATTAACGCTCAGTTTATCCCTCGTATTGATGAAGCAATTCAACACTACGATGTGAGAAACGTGTACACTCAGGAAGCAGGATATGGTTTATCTAAGGTAGCCGATCAAAACATCTTACGTGTTCTCACTAAAGCTGCTTTAACAACTAACGTAGAACGTGCTTCTAAGTTGATTAACAACTATAAGTCATTTGATGAAGAAGACTTTTCTGCAAATATTACTGTTGGTAGTTCTGGTGGTGATGCCCGTAAACCTAAGTTTATCGCTAAGGCCATTATGGATGCGAGGCGAGAACTTGAAAAGATTGGTGCACCTCTCGATGGATTAGTTTGTATTATGAGCACTGACTCATATTACGATCTCTTTGATCATACTACTGCTACTGATGTAGTAGATCTTTCAATCTTTAATCGTGATTTTGGTGGAACTGGTTCTATTGGTTCTATGCAAGCACCTACGATTGCAGGTATTCCTGTTATCACTACACCACACTTTGGTTCCTACAATTCAGCAGGAACTTGGGCTAACTCAATCTTTACTGACCTCTCCACAGCAGGAAGTGCAGGACAACTTTCTAGTGGTCCTATTCCTTTGTCAGGTGAATCAGGAAGAAATGCAGCATACAATATTACTAACAATGGTGATGCTGATTACACAGCAACTACCGCTGGTGGTAGTAATGTTGGTGCCGATGGTGGTTTAGACGGAACTTCAGCAGTTGATCTAAAAACTGAAGTTAAGAAGATCCGTTTCTTTGTCATGTCCAAAGATGCTGTAGCAACTGTTAAGCTCATGGACTTGGCTGTTGAATCAGAGTACCAGATTGATCGACAAGGTACTCTAATCGTGTCCAAATATGCGATGGGACACGATGTACTCCGTCCTGCTATGGCAGTAGCCTGTTTGTCTACTTCCGCTACTGCGTAATTAAGGACTGCATCCATTCTTAAAGGGCATCAAGTGTTTGGGCTTGCTCTGCCCTTTTTATTCCTATGAATAACATACTAAAACAAATGAAAATTCCTGATGAGCCTGACTTTGAAGGGAAGAAAAAAAAACAACTCAAGGGTATGCCTAAGTGGATGCTTAACCCTGAGATAGAAGATTACTTAACTCCTGAACAAAAAAAGAAATACAGGGAGGCTAAGAAAATGTATAAGAAAAGAAAAAAATCACAGAGAAGTAAGAAGTATACATAATGGCTACATTACAACCCACAACTAAACTAGAAGCAGTTAACGTAATGCTTACAAGTATTGGTGAAGCACCAGTTAACTCGCTTACTTCAGGATTAGCCGATGCTGAGTTAGCAGAAACGATATTAGAGAGTGTTAATCGTGAAACTCAGAGTAAGGGTTGGATATTTAATACAGATTTAAAAATTAAACTTTCAAGAAACCCTACTAATAATCATATAGAATTACCTAATAACTACATTAGGGTAGATACTAGGAATACATTAAGAAACTCTACAAAAGATATAGTTGAAAGAGGACGTAAGTTGTACGATAGAATAGCTAATAGCTATGTGTTTACTGAAGATGTAACTGTTGATGCAGTTATTCTTTTAGATTTTTCTGATGTACCTGAGTCAGCTAGGAGATACATTACAATACGATCTTCTCGTATTTTTCAAGATAGAGTTTTAAGTTCTCCTAATATACATGGGTTTCAAATGCAGGATGAACAACAAGCATATATAGAACTACAAGATTACCAAGCAGAAACTGCTGACTTTAATATATTTGATAACTATGATACCTTTGCTCCAATAGATAGAAACATCTATAGTGAGCATTATATAACCAATACACTCACCGAAACATCATCATAATATGCCGTTAGTATCTGGAGCTATCCCTAACTTAATCAATGGTGTGTCACAACAACCACCATCGTTAAGACTACCTACCCAAGGGGAAGTTCAAGAGAATGGTTTATCTTCAGTAGTACGTGGATTAGAGAAAAGACCTGGGACTCAGCATATAAGTGAGATTGATAATAGCTTTAACGATACTACTGCATTTATACATACAATACAAAGGGATGAAGAAGAAGCATACGTAACAGTACTATCAGATCAGAGTATTAAAGTATTTGATTTAGTAGGTAAGTATGTGCCTAAAGGTGGATCTACTGCTCAAGCAGGTAATGAAATACCAGTATATCGAGATACGTCTTTTAATCCTCTACAAAGTACTCAATTAAATTATTTAGGTGTACCTTCAACCTCTACTGCCT